TCATATACCACCCTCCATAGGGCAATCAGTATCAGGGTCAACATTGATTGTCATTATATGCTTGCCTACTGTATCTGAATAAACGTGTTTAAGCTTTGTACCTAGTTTGCGCCAATGCTTGAGGGATGGATTAGTGCAATAAATGTTAACAAGTATTTCGCTTTGAATGTTCTTGCCATAATTAATTGCCTCTTGTGTTAGCTCTGCTTCTTCACCATAAATTATTGCCGAATACCCCGCACGATCTAACCTGTAAACATAAGTAAACGTATCTTCATGCGCCCGTATTGACATTAGCATTGTAACGCTGTCAATCATCGATGGAAGCTTGGCACTATAACTACTGGCTACCCTTGGCATTGCTTCGATCCATTGTGATTCAGTTATAATATTGCCTTTAACTATTGTAGATCGCTCTGCTAATGCGATTGTAGATACTGCTAATAATAATACTGTTATTAATGTTTTCATATATCACCTAATAATGTACGGTTGGTTTAAGTTCTTCTAATTCGCGTTTATATTTATTAATCGTATCTTCATGCAACTTTATTAAATTCTGCAAATCATCAATACGTAAATCTATTTTTGTTTTAGTTGGATTATTTTGGCTTATCATAATTAATCTTACCTTGTCGTCGTTGGCATTCTGCCGGGCTGCAATCAGTCCAGTACACATGCTCATCTATTATCGGTTTATTGTGATGATGAGATAACCCATATACTGATGCTAGTAATATACATACAGTAAATATAAAGTTATACACATCAACCACCTGTTAATTAATTGGTCCTAAGCTTTGCCCTTCATGATTACAGCGCAGGCTTTGATACTTATACATAATTCAAAAAATAGGGTTTATTGTATAAGTACAGCGTTAGTTTTAGCGGCCACCTTCAGACCGGATCATACTGCTAAGGAATCGCGCCAACCCTGAATCTATCAAGAGCCATTTAGCCCTTCACCGTTTAATTTATGCCACTTGTTGTGGCAGCCTGGACAAAGCCAGTTAACGACTAGCGGGTATGCATAGTCTTTATGATGACCATGCAACCTTGTTGGTGTGCTGCCGCAATCTTCGCAGCTATCAGGCTTTGTTAATCTGCCGTCTCTAACGGCGTTTGCAACTATCTGTGTTGCCCCTCTTTTTATTGGATTTCTATTAAACCATGCTTTTTTGGCCTTGCTGCCAGCTTTTAAACCTCCCTCTGTTTTTGCATAGTCAAGCCTAGCTTTTACGCGATGAGGCAAGTCAGCCCTTTCTTTATCGTAACTAGAAAGACACTGCTTGCATCTTGCTGTTAACCCATCTAATGAAGCTTTGCGCTTTTGGAATAATTCGAAAGGCTTTTTTGTTTTGCATTGATTACATTTTTTCATTCTATTAGCTTAACACAGCTAAACGGTATATGTCAAAATGGTATTTTATCTACATCGAAATCATCTTGCATAGCTTGCGCTGGATTAGCTTGTGCTGGCGGCTGATATTGCGGCTCTTGTGGTTGTGGTGCCTGTTGTTGGCCACCAGTGCCATCGCTAACAAAGTCAAACGAAACGAGCTTACACGCTAATTTAAAGCCCTTGCTGCCATCTGGCTTATCCCATTCATTAATACAAAGATCTTCTGCATAGATAACAACCTGCTTACCCTTTGTTAGATGTTCAGCAACCTTAGTAGCTCGCTCTCCAAACATTACACAGTCTAGCCATTGGGCTTTTTTGTTTTGTCCGTACCCTATGTCATATACAGCCGGAAAGCTTAACAGCGGAGTGCCGTTAGCTAATGATCGTAACTCGGCATCTTTGCCTAATCTGACTAATTTATTTAGCATCTTCTTTACTCTCTTTTTTGTTCGTTAAGTTTGCGTGTTGTTGTGCTCGCTCTAAAGCCTCTTTAAAGCTTACTGCGGGTAGATCTGCAATGTTACCAATGTTGTAGGCATGTAGCATTGCCGTACCTGTAGGCGACCAATTGCCATTTGTGCCAGCACAATAAAAGTTTAGCTCGTCACACTGCTTTTTAGTTATAACTGGCTCGACCTCTTCAGGCTCATCATGCAGATCTCCCTTGTGCCATAAATCCAAAGCAGCACCAAAGCGCATAGCAGCGTTTCTAAGAGCGTCGCCAATAACCTCTTTGATAGCATTGCCACCTGTCTTGTCACCGGCATCGCCATAGCCTAAGCGCGTAATGCCGCACACTGTCAACTTGATCCACATACCCCTGTTTGCGTCCATGGCTGGCAGTCCGTGATCATTTAAGCTTAGTGGTTCCCAACTCCATGCGCTGTCAGCATCCAAAAGCCTGTCAGTCAATGCAGCGTGGCCAACGTAATCAAGATGGATCACATCTTTATGATGCCATGCACCGCAAAGAGGGCAGCGCATACCCTGCTTAAAGTCTTGTTTGACTGTCTCGGTTTGCTGTCTGGTTGGCTTTGGCAGCTTGCTTATTTTGTTTGCTGCAAAAGGCGCACGTAATAGTTTTAATCCGTCTGTAATTGATTCGCTCATGATAGATCCTAATAGTTTATTGTTGTGTTTCTAATATTATTATTGCGGATTGATAACACTATATCTTTTGCTAGTGCTTCGTCAACACCTTCTATCAACATTAGATCTTCTTTGGCAGCGCGTAGTATTTTACTAACACTAACTTTATCAGCGGCTCTTGCTGCCATCTGTACAGCCTCAGCGCTTGCACTAGCCTCTTGCTGGCGTAACATCTCTGCCCTTGCTAACTCTGCCGCTTGAGTTGCTATCGCAGCGTCACGGTCTATTTGCACCTGTTTAGCGGCGGCCTTGTCTTGCATCACCTGGTTATCCATTAGCAATGCAAATTCATGATCTCGCTCAATCTCAAATGCCAGATCTTTAGCATCTTGGATGGCCTTGGCTTTATCGCGTATAACCTTTTGCTCGTCAGCATGTAAATTAATCAATACGGTATAAGGTGAGATTATATTCTCAAGTCTAATGCGTATAGTTTCTGCCTCAGTATCAAGCATTAACTTATGCGCTGTTGATTGGTCTATGCGAGATCTATCAAGCTTTTTGATTAATGACTTACCTAATGCAGCCTTGTCTTTCACATACTTGCGTTCAGGGCCATTGTTCATATCAACCCATAGACCTATGTGTTTTTGTGCATCAGCCTCCAGATCGATTAAAACGGCCTCTGTTGTAACTTCGCGGTATGGTTCTAATAATATATTGCTCATGATTTAGCCCCTGCTATTTGCTCTTCTTGATAGCGTGTGTTGTAGCCTCGGTCATAGTCGGCGTTTTCTTTTTCTGTGTGCTTTGCTGCATAAAAACAATCAAAATACCCGCGTACAAATTCATAGGATTCTTTTACAAGCTCTTCTAATGTCATCATTACTTTAGCCCCTTCAATAAGTTATAACGTCTCATGAATTTAACGCTATAGCTGTTTTGATAATCGGCTTTACTGGCTACATGGTTATCTACTATCTCAAAGCGCTTGTTAGCATTGAGTATTAGAGCCGGTGCAGCCTCGGTAATAAATTGCTTTTTAGTTGCCATGTTCATGATTTAGTCCTCATTATTGTAGTTTTCGGTTGCAGCTAATGCCGCTATATTACGTGCAGATGTTAATAAGCCATCTATCCTGCGCTGTAGGTTGTCGTCTTTAATATTGTTAACGTAGCCAGCCTGCAAAGCTTCAATAGTTTTAGCAATAGCTTTTAGATTTGCAGCTTGTATTTGTAATTCTGTCATTATTGCCTCGTTTATTATTAAAGCTGTTTAGAAAAGAGCGCCAGTAGTTAATCTGATTATCGCGTTGTATGGCAACCTCACTAATACGGCAGCGCCATCGCTCTTATTTAAAAAGCCTTTTGACTTGTAACTAGAGTAAAGCTTTGTGCTGCTACCGTCAACTATTATTTATATTAAATTCATATGACTTTATATATTGATGTTATATATCATTCTGTGGTAAAGTTAAGCCTAATTCACGACGAGCACTAATATATGCCCCGTACATTAGCACCAACTAAATTAAACCATGATCTTGATCAGTGGTTAGAAGACAAGAAAGCAGAAACAGGTAGCTCTTATAGCCAGATCGCAAGGGATGCACTACGCGCAGCAATGGAAAAAGACAAACGTAAAAACAAATGGGGGATATATTAATGATATATATAGGAAGTTTAAGACGGTTTTTATTAATGCCTTTCTTATGCAAATGGAATGCTTGGGTTCGAGATACAACCGCAAAATATGAAGGCACATGGTTAATTAGAGTACACAAAAACAAATAGGTGATATATGAAAAAACAATATTGGGCATTATACAACGCCAGCACTTTATGGACTGTTGAACGAACACAGCAAGAATGTAAAAAAATAGCAATCCAAGCAGCCGGTGAAGAGTGGGCTAAATGTAAAAAGTATTTTGATATTATTAAAGTTACCGTTAAGCCAGTAGATAAATAACACATTATTATTTAGCTGTAGTATAATGTAGTTGTAGTAAGGCGCGTGGTAACGTCTTTAGAAAGTTTGAGGTTTGTAAGGGTTATTCAATAACAGGTTCAGAGGCTCGGAATTACAAGCCCCTAAACTGCCTTTACCAACTGGGCTTGTTATTAAATAGCCCTTTTTTGTGTCTGATAAGTGAGAATTACAGGCCGCAACTGCCAGAAATGGGATAGCGCGGACACAACCTTTCTAAAGCCCATAGGCTGTATTGATAAGAGTAAAGTTTATTGAAAGCTGCTATAAGGCTCAAAGCTTGATTAGCAGTACCAGATATAAATGCTGTTGGATAGGTGGGAAGAATTGTTAGCGCATTCTCAACCCCGTAAAAGTCTCCTATCAAGCTAACCAGCACTCTTTTCAATACAGCTTATCCCCCGTTTTGCTGCTCGGTTCCTTCGAAGCAGTACAGGTTTACACCGAACAAAACGAAACCTACCTGAAACCTTTAAATCTTAAATGGCAAATTACGCCACGCGACCGTTAATTAATTGCTCTAGCCAGACAAGGGAAACCTTTTAAGGCAAACTATGCTACGGCATACGGATGAATAGGGGAGCATGTAATCGGTATGTATCTCAACTGATTGCATTAAACAGCGACCATATGACAGAAATTTCTTTTATTAGGGAAGGCGTCCGGTAAGACGATAAACTATTCGCTGATAAGAATTGATTAATGTGCTGATACGATAATAATACAAGGTAGGTTGAATGGCTAAGGTCATCAGACCCTATCATAGACCCCTTATACTTAAAGCAAAGGAAGTCATTATGATTAAGCTTTTAAATATAGATTGTATGGAGTATATGAAAGGCTTAGAAGAAAATGCTTTTGAGCTGGCTATAGTTGATCCGCCTTATGGTATAGGTGAAAGTGGAGGCAATGAATCAAGGAATAGAGTAAAAACTAATAACTATTTAAAAAAGAATTGGGATAAGTCAGCGCCAAGCCCTGAATATTTTATTGAACTGCAGCGAGTTAGTAAAAATCAAATAATATGGGGCGCTAATCACTTTATGCAAAACTTGCATCTTGGCTCGCCTTGCTGGATAGTTTGGGACAAATTAACCGGAGGCAGTGATTTTGCTGATTGTGAGCTAGCTTATACAAGCTTTAAGTCTGCAGTTAGAAAGTTTAAGTTTATGTGGTCTGGAATGCTGCAGGGTGATATGAAAAAAAAGAATTACGCATACACCCAACACAAAAGCCCGTTAAGCTCTATGAATGGCTATTAGCCAACTACGCCAAAGAAGGCGACAAGATACTTGATACGCACTTAGGAAGCGGCTCAAGCGCTATTGCAGCGCACTACGGCGGTTTTAAGTTTGTAGGTTGTGAATTAGACGCTGATTATTATAAAGCGGCACAAGCACGTTTTGACAAAGAAACCGCGCAGCTAGATATATTTCAATAAAACATTGATTAATGTAATACAAGTAGTACAATGTAACACATACACACATAACAGGGGTTACAGGATGGCTACAGAATTAAAGACATTTAGATTTGATATAGATGTATTACAGCGCATAAGAGATATCTGCAAACGTCGAGGCGACTTGTCTTATCACATTAACGAAGCATTGCGCGAATACATTGACAAGACTGCAAAGCCTGAACCGGTCAAGCCAGTGGTTAATAAGCAGATAGTAAATGACAACGGCGATGTTGATGCCATAATTGATTATCTTAATGATTGTGCTCAGACTAAGTATCGACACACAGACACAAATCGAAAGCTGATTAACGCAAGGTTAAAGGATTACAGCACGTCAGAGGTTTGTGATGTTATTGATAAAAAGTGTGGCGAGTGGAAAGGAACGGAGATGGCTCGATACTTGCGACCGTCAACATTGTTTAACGCTACTAAGTTTGAAGAATACCTGAACCAAAAAATCATTGAGGGTAACAAAAATGGAACCAATCAATTTCAACCTAAGCGCAAAGAAAGCGCAATCGAAGGACTATACCGAGAACAAGCCGCAATGGACGCCAAACGAGAAGCATCTCGAAATAATGGAACGGTTATGGATTCGGATGGCTCAATTATATCCACTCAAGTTTATAGCAGCACAGGGGGCGCACATTGAAGATGGACAATATACCGAGAATTTTAAAGGCTGGACTAACGAGCTTGCACACTTTGACGCTAAAGAATGGCGGCGAGCTTATACGCGCATTGAGCACGATATTAAAAAAGCAGCGCAAGAGGGCAAGGAAAGTTGGCCACCAAGTTCACTGGCAATTGTGGCTTATGCGGAACCAGGTATTGGGGAGCGCAGTTTTAAAGCGTTTGATCGAGCGACAGCAGTGGAAGACCTCACAAAAAAAGAAGAGAGATACGAGGCAGGCAAAGAGCAATGCAAAAGCTTATTATCCCTATTCGAATGATAATACAACGATGCACGAAAGACTAACTAACACAGATTGGAGCAAATAATAATGTATGACATGATTATAGAATCAGTTGAGAATGAATTTATTGTTAGAGATGGCAATGGTAGTGGAATGTTGGGTAAAAAATGGGCTTTTGAAACGCCAAAGGCTTTGGCAGCGTTTCTTCATGAGTGGGGTGTTAGCATACAAATCGATAGAGATAAAAAGGATAATAATAATGAATAATATTAACGGCGAAGTACCGCACGATTATGTGAAGTATCGACAAGGGCCGAGAACGTATGCGCTTTGGCAGGTAAACGGCGAATGGATAACATCAACCAAGACAAATTACGAAGTTTATAAGATAGCTAAGAAACGCACACACGATGAGGAAGTGAGGAAGGCAAGGGCAAATGGTACAATTAAGCCAAAGAGTTTATTTAATAAAACAAATAGAATTACATACATGCAGGCTTTAAAAGCAAAAAAATTAATAGAGTCGGGCGCATCTACATATAAAATAAGCAAAGATTACGATGTAGATTATAGGGTAATTACTAGAGCAGTAAAGCTAGCTGATGAATTTGGACCAAAGGGGTTTTATAGATATGGATAATATATTAAACACATTACAGAAATTTGATGTTTATGAATATAAAGCAGATGGCTTTGGTTCTTGTTTGTTTAGCGAAGGGGTCACTAGAGTTTTTGGAGAAAACAAAGTTATTATTGCAGATGGCTTTAAAATATTTGCTAGCGTTCAGCCTCTTCATAAAAAAGATGGCCTTAAATTAATTGGCTATATTTATAAATCAGAGGAATAGCCCATGGATAAGCAACCAACAGTCACATTAAACAATTGTTTTATTAAGATACGCCAAGAGAGCCGTGAGGAGATAGACGCGCAAACAAAAGCATTTTTAAAAGGTGGAGGCAAGATAGATAAAAAGCCAGACAGTCACTCAAGTTATGATGAAGCCAAAGTAGACAGTAAATTCAATAAAAATGGTCTTTAATGAGATACGGCATATTAGTATTAAGCACAATCATTATCTATTATATATTCACGATAGATATAACACCGCTAACCAGGTTGATGTAATGACACAAAGAAAACTAACAAGAACAGATGTGGCCATGATTTTAGAGCTTAGATCATGCGGAATAGCGCTTAAAACAATCGCGTATCATGTATGGGGCATCAAAGAAGATACTCTGCGCGGTCAATTAAAAACATGGAAAGCAATTTAGGGGAATAATTATGGACGCATTAATAAAAAGAATTATTGAAGAAGAAAAAGCAAAAGAAAGTCTTTGTGGGTGTCGAGGTTGTAGCAACAAAGCAACGCATACTTGGAGCGGACACCCAACTTGTGATGATTGCGGAACCCCAAGTAGGAAGAGCGGCAAAAGCCCAACAATGCCAAACTTAACAAGCTTTTAATAAGGATTAATCATGGTAGATATAGTACAGATAAAGAAGCGCACTAATAAAGACGCTATTCAAATGCTACAGGAGTACATAGTATTAATTGAATCAGGCCGAGTTATTGACATTGCGTTAGCTTTTGTAACAGATGAGCACAGCATAGGATATGAGGCCAGCATGGGAGAGCAGGGAATTTTGCTAAGTGCTGCAATACATCAAGCCGATAAACAATTTGACCCCACAAGTTAAATGTAATTAATTAACCTAAAAGCTTTACATTCTCTGTAATTGCTGTAAAATACTTTACATCAACTAACAAAAGAGAGCAAAGCATCATGACTTTACTTGGCAATACAACTGCAAACAAAATAAAAGAAATTGCAAATAATCCTGCTAATCCATTATTTAGAGAGTTACGGTTTAAAACTAGCAGGGCGCAAGATGGCACTTGCATGGTTATTGATACAACAATAACTAACTACTTTGATTCACAAGTGCGCTTTGGCTTAATTCAAGACGATGCTGAATTAGCTTGTTTTGAGTTAAATGTTAGGCATTCGATATAAATAAAATCTTACCTCATGTAAGTGCCTCCTTAATTGGGGGCTTTGTGGGTAAAAACCACAGGATTATAAAATGACTGAATTAACACCAATCAAAGATTACATTGACGCACATGCAGATGGCAACCAAGCAGCGTTTGCCGATAGCCTGCTAACTTACAAGGGCAAGGAAGTAAGCCGACAGTTGCTTAGAGATTGGCAGCTAGAGGGCCCGCCTAAATATGTAATAGATGGCAAGGTTGTACGTTTAGTTGCTGAAATAATTAAATAGGGGTAGATCATGTTTATAACATACGTTACAGAGCAAGCAGTAGAATTTTTAAAGGTTAGTAATTTTAAAGCAGCAAAAAACACAATAATGGCCGATTGTAATGACCGGCCTCAATTGCTTAATATGAGGTTGCTTGAAGTTAAACACGAGCTTACTAACAGTATAACGGGCTTAGGGATGCATCATACAAATGCTAGGTTTCAGTCATTATTCAGCAACAAGGAATAAATCATGAAAAAGTTATACGAACCAGATTTTATAGCCTCCGCTATAAGCGATTTTCAAGTAGTCAAGCCAAACCTAGCAGGCGATCCATTCACACGCGCCGAGTTTATCCGCATTGATACAGAGAACCATATGCTAGAGATTAACAAGGCATATATCAGCGGTGATCGAGAGCGCTTTTTTGCACTATTTCAAGTTATATTTAAACAGGAGAACCCAGAGCATGAGTGAATTATTTATGACAATAGGTGAAGATTTGCCGGTGCTAGTTGATTACGATTATCAGCCAGAAGAATCAGGTAATGAAGAAACGCCACCAGTTGCTGAAGGCGTGACAATAAACGCCGTGTTTGTAGGTGATGCAGATATTAAAGATATGATCAAGCAAGAGTATATCGACGTTATAGCACAAGCCGTATTTGATAGCTTTGATGAGGAGCTACAAGAGCCAGAGCGTGATGATGAATACATTGATTAGGGGAATATCATGATTGCATTAACTAGCAAGATAGCAAGACAGATCACATACGACACAAGCCAGCGATCAGAAGTTATGCGCTGCGTAAGATACTGGGCGGCTAAATCTTTAGAACCAAAAACAGCGGCCGAGTTATCAGGTCAATCATATTATTTAGATTCTTATGCTTTTAATCGAAGATTGCCAGAGCTAGAATTAATGGGCCTAGTCAAAAGCAGCGGCACACGCAAAGAGGGCCGTATATGTGAGGTCAAAGGTACTAAGTGTATGACCTGGTCATTAGTCGTTAAGGCGGTTGCATAATGAAAGTGCTAATAGCCTGCGAGTATAGCGGACGAGTACGGGACGCTTTTATAGCCATGGGTCACGATGCTATTAGTTGTGATTTATTACCTAGCGAAATACAGGGCCCGCACTATCGAGGCGATGTATTCGACATTATAAATAATGGTTTTGATTTAATGATAGGCCACCCGCCTTGCACTTATTTATCAAATTCTGGCGTTTGTCATTTGCACAAGGACGCTGCGAGGTGGCCATTATTGTTTGATGGCGCGGAGTTCTTTAAAAAATTGCTTAATTCAAATATACCAAAGATAGCTATTGAAAACCCAATAATGCATAAATACGCAAAACAGATTATAGGATGCGGCCAGCAAAGCCAGGTTATACAGCCTTGGATGTTTGGGCATACCGAGCAAAAGGCTACTTGCTTATGGCTTAAAGGTTTGCCATTACTGACTGAAACAAATAATGTTAGAGAAGCGATGATGCTATTGCCAAAAAGTGAGCGCCAAAAAATGCACTGGTTACCGCCATCACCTGATCGATGGAAAATAAGAAGCACAACTTATAAAGGGTTTGCAAGCGCAATGGCTGCACAATGGGGAGCACTGTAATGGCTGGACAGTCACACACATTAAACAGCGATCACACAGAGCTTGCATTTATTGGGTGGGTTAAGGCATTACGTAAAGAGCATAAATACATTACGTTTGACTATCCAAAGATAGGGGCAGAGCGATCTTTATCAAGCAATGCTTTATCTCATGTTTGGTATGCGTTTGCAGATAAGATGCTAGACAGCCATGAATCAGGTGACGCCCGGCGTTATTGTAAGTTACATTTTGGCGTGCCAATGCTTCGCGGTGAGTCTGACAAATACCGAGAAGATTATAACAAGTATTTAATGAATTTTGAGTATGAAGATAAGATTAAAATTATGGATTATTGGCCCGTTACGCAGCGTATGAGCCGAGATCAAATGAATAGATACCTAACATCAGTGCAGTATTACTTCGCCACCGAGCACTATCTACCGCTTGAATCATGCGGTGAATTTAAAGCAGCACAGGATAAAAAACGCAAATAACACCATACAACACAGAGGATAAAGGCATGGCAAAGTATATAAAAAAACCAGTAACAATTGAAGCTTGGTTGTGGGACGAATCAAAAAAAAACTTAGCTAGCATTGGTTGCAATCTAATGAGTAGTGAAGGGCACACGAATTACCCTGACTTATGTAGTGAATTACGCATAGAAACATTAGAAGGAACAATGAGCGTTAATAAAGGTGATTACATAATCAAGGGCGTTAAAGGTGAATTTTACCCATGCAGGCCAGATATATTTGAGCTTACTTATTACACTGAACAAGAATACGCAGAGATTCATACAACACAGTAGAGGATAAGACAGTGAAGGCTAAGAAGTGCAAGCAATGCAAAAACCCAGTAGTAGACGAAAGCATAGCAATCCGAACGCCTTTATTTATATTCTGTTCGTTTGAGTGTGGCAAAGAGTACGCTGTAATCAAATCTAGGGCAGCTAGGAAGCGATTAGACAATAAGGCCAGTAAAGCAGTAAGGGCAAAGCATGCGATAGACAAAAAAAGCGTTAAGCGCCGGTCTGATTGGTACGCAACATATCAAGCGCTAGTTAATCAATGGGTAACAAAGGTACGCGATGTTGATGAGGCTTGCTGTACTTGTGGCACTCGTAAGCCTGATATTAAGTATGATGCCGGTCATTTTTATACGGTTGCAGCTAGGCCAGATATTCGCTTTAATACTATGAACATACATAAGCAATGCAATCAAAATTGCAACGTGTACGGCTCAGGAATGCGGCTAGAGTATAAGGAATTTATTATTGGTCGATATGGTCAATGGGCATTAGACGAGCTTACGCTTGAAGGGAAGCCGCTTAAAGATCAATTCCCTACATGGTCAGACATTGAAGATGAGATTAAAAGATACAGAAAGATTTTAAGGGATGCAGGTATTAAACCTTGTAGATAATTAGAGGTTGTTACTATAGTGCTTGCATAGTAAAATAGTGATATTAAATCAACTTAATTTGTGGTATTAGATATGTCTAGCAGGTTTGGCAAAGTTAAGCAGCATAAAGTTGCATACTTTAGAACTAAGCATTGGGTAACAAGGTCAGTTAACAGGTTGTTAGCTCAGTGCGATAGATACAATAAGCATGGTTTATTTAATGAAATGTATTAAATGCTAATTACGGTTAATCGATTTACATCTGACAATGACGCGACACTATCAATGATAAGTATTGATGGTGTTTTTGAGTGTTTTGGCTTAGAAAATGAGCATAGAATAGATAAAGTACCTGGTGAAACTAGAATACCAAGAGGCTTTTACAGTATAAATCTTAGGACTGTAGGCGGCTTTCACGCTAATTATAGCGGTAGATTTCCACAATTTCATGAAGGTATGCTGCAAGTGATGGATGTGCCAAACTTTGAGTACATACTAATACACGTAGGCAACACAGACGATGATACGGCAGGGTGTTTGCTTACTGGTTGCAATGCTAATACATCGCCAAGTTTGTCAGTAGGTTACAGCTTAAAAGCTTACAAGCGGATATACAGCAAAGTAATAGAAGCGGCTAAGGCCAAAGATCTTACAATAGAATACTGGGATAATGACTAATGAGCTGGTTTACAAGTTTAATAACAGGCGGTATAGGCGGTAACATTGAGCGTATTGCATCTGAATGGATACAAACCAAGAAAGAAACAGAAGAAGCCAAAACAATTATGATTAAGGCATTAGACCCAAACGGGGTAATGCGTCGAGAAATAAGCAGGACTGTATGTAGGCTTTACACGGTCTACATTGTTATTACTGCAATACTAATTATGTTTCAAGCATTCGACATAAGCACGATAGTTGTGATTGAGGGTGTTGAGCATAGGTCTGTAGATCTAGCAGTAACAAGCCTTACTGATTTGTTTACACCAATCACAGCATTATTTGGTTCAATCGTCACAGCAAGCTTTGGCGTTAATGGTTTAAACAGTTACAAAGGTAAATAACATGGCATACAGTAAACCAAAAAAGCAAAAGACTCGCAAAGATAAAGACAAAGACAAGAAAAAAGACAAGTAATGCAAATACGTCTAGCTATCTGCTTTATTCTATTGATTGAGTGTATAACCTATGCTCAGAATCATACAGAGGGCATCTATCTAAACTGGCTGTATATTCTATACGCTTATATATCAATCGCATTCAGCATGTTAGCTCGTAAATATAACTATACATCAATGTACGCTTATCTATTATTTGCAACGACATACATGATTTTTGCATTTTTTGATACTCTTGTAGAATTTAACGTTATACTAAGCGACAGAATCATTAGTGATAACTATGTGGATGTTATGGTCACGCTAATAGCAATTTTAATAATATTGAGCTGGTATGATAGAATGGATACAATCAAACACGGAGCTTATAGCGTTATGCCTAAGCCTATCACCAATCCCAATTTACATAGCTAGGTTTTTGTATGAGCGTTACAAAAGAAGAATTGCAAATTGCCGTCGACCTTCTAAGCAAAAAGATAGACGATAACAATACGAAGGTCATTGATAAATGGGATAAGCTTGCCGACTCAATTAGCGGCATGAACGTCAACATAGGTAAGTTCATAGAAAAGTTTGACCACCAGGAAGAGGCAAACTCTAGATTAAGTAACGACATTACAAAGATTGAGGATAAGCAGCACAATATGTCAATTGATATAGTGGAGCTTAAGACTAATCAAAAGAACAGCAAAAACTTTTGGGATAAATTCGGCGTACCGATAATGCTTATGGCATTTGCGGGACTATCAGCAATCAATTATTTTAAAGTAGCAGGCACTTAATGCTAAGGGGTTGCAGTGACAACAACAACGTTCACAATTAACCGTGATGGTGCGGTTGATGGTGATCAGCCATTCAATTGGATGGCTATAGGGCTAAAGCCTTAACAGGATATATGGGCCACACGATCAGGCTTAATTGATCGGCTAAGTAGAGAGAAAGATTATGAAAACATTAGGTAACACTGATCAAGATGCATGTCGTAAAAACGTAAGTGATGTTGTTATATTTGGTGAAGATGCATTTAAGCTAATATCAAAGGCATCTAGCGTAAAAGAAGGGTGGATGAAAAGCACTAAGGCTATGGATGTTGGGTGCGGCTGTGTTGTACAAGTAACAACTCAGCAAACAAACCCTGATGGCTCTTATTCTTGTGCTGAAGCATTAACTTACGTTCCTGATGTTGCAATAAATGTAAGTTATATAGATAATAAAGTTGTATCTAGGTGGCTAAAAAAATGAGCTTTGGTAAACCTACAGAGGTGCAAGCCATTAAATATGCAGAATCATTTGTTTTATATGGAGATAAGACTAAAGCGATAAGGGCGGCATTCCCAGACTCAAAAGCATTGCCATCATCGTTAAGTACAAAGGCTAAACATTTTCATAAGTTAGTCCAAGTACAGTCCATGATTGACCTTCTGCATAGCAGCATTACAGGAGAGGCCGAGGAAGACGCTTTATACAGCGCTAGGGAGGCGATTGACGATCTATCTATAGCAATGAAGATGTCAAAGGATTTAGAGCAGCCAAGCCCTTATATTGCGGCTGTTATGGGTAAGTCTAAGATTGCAGGATTATTGATTGACCGTACTGACAATAAGCATGGCGGTGGCGATAAGCCAATAGAAATAGCGGGGGTTCAATTTGTCGGGGTCACTGTTAAAGATTGAGTGCGTTGATAAATTAGGCGTACTACTACAAAAGAAAAAGCGCATCAAAGTATTAGTGGGTGGCCGTGCGTCGACTAAGACTATATTTGTTGCTGATTATGTACTGTCGCAAGTGATGGCAGGCCAGCGTTGGTGTTGTGCCAGAGAGTTTCAAAACTCTATTGATGATTCAGTACACCAAACATTATTAGATGAGATAGATCGACTAGAGATACCGGGCTTTGAGCCTAAGCGAACAGAGATAGATCATAGCTCAGGTGGACGAGCATTTTACAAAGGCCTAGCACGTAACATAACATCGCTGAAAGGTGTTAATGCTAATGGATTATGGATAGAAGAGGGTGAAGGTTTATCAGCGCAGACACTAAAGATATTGACCGCATCGATACGAGTTACCCCTTTAGAGGCTAAAGAAGCCAAGCTTAAAGGCGAGATTATAGAAGCCCCTGAGATATGGGTTACAATGAACAGAGGATCAAGGTCAGATCCGGTGGCTAAGAAGCTATTGGCGAGGGCCGAGAATGAGTTAGCAAGATGCGGTTATTATGAAGACGACCTTATGATAGTGATTGAGGTCAATTATAATGATAACCCATGGTTTGCAGACTCGGGTTTAGAGGTTGAACGGTTAGACGACAAAGAACATTTAAGTTTAGCTGAGTATGAAAGTAAGTGGTTAGGCAAGTATTACGATCAGGTAGACGGCTCTATTATTAAGCCTGAATGGTTTGACGCCTGCATTGATGCACATAAGCGGCCTCACTTGCAGAACATATTTAGGGAGGAAGGCGCAACAGTAGCGGCACACGACCTATCAGGTATGGGCGGCGACTCTAAAGGCTTTGCTAGTCGTACAGGATCAATAGTTAAGCGAGTTGTTGAGTCTTATGTGGGTGAAGTAGATGAAGGTGTTGATTGGGCTATAGCATTGGCTAAGTCAGAAGGTGCAGATTGTTTTGTTTGGGATGGCGATGGAATGGGCGCAGGCTCAAAGAGTCAGATTGACAAAGCATTCAAAGGTACGCCCACTAGCTATCATATGTTTAAAGGCTCTTTGTCTGGTAGAGGCCAAGACGACGCACTAAAAGAGTTTAGACCTGCTAAAGGTAATGCTGAAGCTGTTTATTATTATCAGCAATTTAAAAACAACCGGGCACAGTTCTACATCGATAAGTTAGCACGACGAATATACAACACGTATCGATGTGTAGTAAGGGGAGAGTACATAGACCCTGATGAAATGTTAAGCATTGACTCTGACGGAGTTGATGACATGGACGCTTTAAGATCTCAGGTCTGTAGAGTGCCACGAGTAAAGAACAACAACGGTCTTGAACAGATAATGGCTAAGGCTGATATGAAAAAGAATGGCATAGAGTCGCCAGGTGGAGCAGATTCATTAATGATGTGCTTATACCCTTACTCTACTGTAAATGACGACTTTGAAATGGAATATAAATCCTTATGGTGATCAAGTGAAATACGATGACATAAAGAAAGTAAACGAGCTACT